TTTAGTCCTTTTGGACCACTCAATAATTCTCCTCGATGGAATAATAAAATTATACACAGGATTGGCCATTCTGGCTACAACACCAACTACTTGGCCATTAGATTGTAGACTCATTAAACCACCACTACTACCGCGATCTATTGGTGCAGTAGTCTGATCAAATATATTACGTCCAATACTTCTTCCATGTTGGGAAAGAATACCAGTTGTTAATGACTCAGCACCAGCCATACCTTTAATAGACCCAACATGAAATAGGTTTGAACCAACTTTTGGAACCCCAAAATACAAACGAGCAGATGATTTTGTAAAGTCCCTTACTGGTAAATGCAGCAAGGCCAAATCGTCACCTGCAGCACCCGGAGCGGAATACCTAATGATCTTAGCCCTAACTCTCATTTCACCAACGATAGTATAGTTTGAAAATAGTACATTTACAACTGCTGGGTCATCAAATTTTACCAATTTTCTTAAAACACCATCAGGTGTGATGACATCTGTTACGGTACGCAATACAGATAGATTATGTGCTGCGGTAAGAACAAATGTATACTCTACTTCGTCTTTCTTCTTAGTGAAGACAATGCCACTTCCTTGACTTGGTCCTGCAATGACACTCACTGAACAATCCATTAAAGCAGCAATCACAACGTCTCTTTCAATCTCAATACTCAATTGTGGTACTGGATTAGTTTTTGGCACTTCAATTTCTTGTGCTAATGAATACCCACCAAAAACGACAAACAGCATAAAAAATAATGATCTCATAATTTCCCTCCCTCTCATTTAAATTAAAATCAGTATCAACCTGGAGCTTCATAATGTCCAATGGTGAAGTCTTTATGCTTTAGATCCTGTGAAGCCTTATCGATACCATGCCCATCTATATAATCTCCAACATACTGACACATACTCTTATTAGATCCTTGCCATTTATTTTTACAGTAATGACAAAGTCTAGTACACTTAAAATTAGAGCGGTCGTATGATATCGGTTGGGGTTTATTGTTTCTTTTTATTTGTAGGAATCTGTTTTTCAGCATACCAAGAAATTTAACCTTATCACTATCATCCCAACACATACTGAATGGTCCACCGTCCTTGACGTAGAAGATAGACATTATAACATTTTTATACTCTGGATACAAATTCGAAATAGCATAGTAATATAGTAACAGTTGTGGGTCTTCACATAGTTTAGCGTATGTTTTCTTTTCGCCAGTCGCCCAGTTTTTTCGTTGTCCAGTTTTCCAGTCTAAGACCTCAATTGTATCATCATCTATTGTAGTAACAAGATCAATTGTTCCCTTAATTGCCAGATTGCCAACGAGAGGTTTGCCGTCTACTTCGTATTCATACTTGGCCCAATCTTCTTTTATTTCTATATCAAAATGCGGCTCTGGATTTAGAATTTGTCTAAGTCGAGGATCAAATTGTCCATTATTATGATCAAGTCCCAACCAAGTCAATCTAGATATTTCTTTACGGTCTGCTGGAGCCCATTTGTTCGGTGAATCCTTTCTGTACCCAGTATAACTCAAATCCAACAATTCTTCAACAAAATCTTTCTCCATCAGGCGATCTGTTTTAACTCTCACCTTCTTGAGAACATCATCTGTTGTTTCCAAGAATTTCCTTTTAGGATTCTCCTGTTGAAAAAGTCTAAGGTTTGCCAGAACTTCCATAACTTTGTGGACCATTGTGCCACGTTCTGCCGCCTTACCAGAATCTGATGGAAGACCCAGTACATATGTCATAAAATATTGCAATTGGCAAAATTCATAATTGTTATAACTGGAGCTTCTGATATAGGTTATTAACATATATTGTCCTTATTTTGCGTATGTTTTAGTCCTCAGTTCCTTATATAAGCTCTCTACCTTTCTACGTAAAGCAGATAATGTTTTACCTTTACCTTCGTTTATCAAGGTTCCATCAAAATTATTGTGATCATAGTTTTCTGGGAGAAGCGTTACTTCACTAGCATGATTGTCTTCATGCACAGATCTTTTCATCCAGTATACATATCCATTGTTATCTTTTATAGATTCTACTTCATTAGGAAATCTAACATCAGCAATGATGGCTAATTCCGAATCTTCCTTTATGATTTTATTAATTGTTCCAGAACACCAGACAGGTTCCCAGATTTTCCGCATAATATCTGTACCAAGATATTGAAGAAACTCACGAGCCGTCATGCTATCAAGAAGTTTACTATTCCTCCATGTGGGCATATTACACCATTTTAAATGTTTAATTTTTTGATTTTTATCTTTATTAGTTCCGTACACATTCTTATGGGGAATATTAAACAACTCTGTAGCAATTGTCTTAAGGGGGTCTGCAAAACTATAGCTCTTGACATAAGGCCACATTTCTTTTTCTGCAAATCTTACAAACTCTTCGTCTTTCCTCGTAATGTCAAATACGCTCCACTCAGTCAAATCGGGTGTCTTAATCAACAATTCACCCTGCTTACCTATTGAATAGTCAGATATCATACCTCGTCCTTTAAGGACGATACCATGCAGAATATTACAAGTAGTACTCTTGCCACTTTGTTTTAGTCCTGCGAGTCCAATAATCATCTTAATATAATCCCTTTAATTGTTGCAGAATATCAACTTGAATTTTTTCTTTAGGCATTTCACCAATGTCTTTTTTTGTCATCTTTGGAAACCTTAAATCAAACAGTCGGCTAAGGCTTCTCTTTATATTAACCTTAGCTTCTCTACCAGCTTGATCATTGTCTGTCAGTATTACTAATGTTGTAATGCCACTCTTTATTAATTTTGATTGCTGGTGCCTAGAAATATCTCTACCAAATAAACCTATGCAATTTTCAACACCTGACTCATATAGTCTCCACACATCACCCTGTCCCTCTACGATGAACAGACACGACCTGTCGAGGCCACGTTTAATAGCCCTATGATGATTATACAGATGTTGAGACTTTTTAAAACCCTCAGAATAGATATACTTTGGAAGAATGTAATCTTTAGTTGATCTGGCTATAAAGCCAATCTGTACCCCTTCTGATGAACGTACTGGAATAATAGACCTCTGATACATCTTCGATGTCTTATCGTTACAATCTGCTATTCCAAAATGCTTTAGTGTAGTCGGACTAAACCCGCGTGCTTCAAAGTATTCAGATATTCCCGAAGTTTGTATTTTATCAAAACTACAGTATTCATCTTCTTCTATTTCCCGATTAAAAATATTAACCATTGTCCGTAATTCAGACTCGCGATGCTTATCCTCCTCTAAAGTACATTGGTCGGAATTAATATTATATAACTTACAAATAAGAGCGAGAACTTCAGAAAAGGAAACATTACCGTCTCTTTCCATAACACCTCTAATAAATGCGAATATATCGGTTCCATAATGTTCGTGACAACCCCTAGTCCAACATCGCCACTGCTTTCTACTGCTGGAGATAGATAAGCCGTGAGGATTATCGCTACCCTCGTGGATTGGGCAACACATAAATATATTGTCATCGTCTCTGTTATGATCTATATCAAAGTGGCTAAGTATAATATCGATGTTACGGAATATTATATCACGCACTTTGTTTAAGTCAAGCTTCTTTTTCTCCTTTAGGGTATTCATCCTACAAATCTTTTATTATATTCGTACCATAACAATCCAAAGTTTCCAAGAGCATATGAGAACCACATCAAGCCATGCGGATAATCTTTCTGAATAAAATTCCCTATACATACTATTATATAACAAAATGTAGATATGGCTATAGCAATGACTGTCATTATTCTTCCTCTTCAAAAGGGGCGTCGGCACCATCAAGAGCACCAGTGACACCCTGTGTCACTACTCTGTTCTCGTCCCTAGTTCTGAGTTCTAATAATCTCGCATACTCTCCACGCATATTCATATTGATGTAATTACCGTCTTCCATACCAGGACCATGCCTAGCTGTTATTGGAACCAGTTTTCTATTGCCACCTCCCGGTCCATCTTCAGCAATTTCTTCTGGTGATTTCATTTTAAATATCGAAAAGGATGTACATAGCCAAACTAATCGATCAGAACCACTAACCGTATCAGTTGACTCCTTAGTTATCCCGTCTCTGTTTAACTGTACAAAAGCAAGACAGGGAAAATCATATTTCACTGCTAAGTTATGCAGCTCTGTAATCTGGAACCCTAATGCCTGATACTCTTGAATGTGACCAGAAATAGATCCTGAAGACATTAACTTTAGATAATCATATACAACAAGACAAGGATTAGTACGACCATTCTCATCTTGTCCGACATCCTGAATTAACCATCGCTTGATAATATTCATTATCTGTTCGAATGATTTACCAGCTACACTCGCATAGTTATACGGCATCTCCTTAATTTCGTCAACCGCGTTTTGTACATTAATGATCTTTTCTTGTTCATCTACAAATTTACCAGTACCTACATCATTAATGGGTATACTGCTAAGGTTGGATATAATCCTGTTTAGATGATCTTCCTGTGACATCTCTGTGTCCAGCATCAACACGGGAATTCCTTGACGAGCAACATAGATGGCTACATTATCACCAAATACACTCTTGCCAACTTTGGGTCGTGCGGAAACTAAATCTACACATTTCGATCTTAGTCCACCACCTATAGCTGCATCATATCTATCATAACCAGTAGACACACCCACTTGGTCACAACGATTCTCCATCAAAAATTCTAAGTACTCATCGATTCCCTTCCCTAGTTTATCTGATTTGTTATTGCCATCATCCTCGCGTAGAAAATCGGTAATAGGACTCTCCATGAGATTGATTATCTCATCAATACTCTCATCACCGTTTATACTTTCTACATCTTTAGCTATCGTAAGCGTGAGTTTCTTAATCTTACGAGCAAATTCAAATTTCTTAATCTGTGCGGCAAAATAGCATACATTATCTTTACTAATTGGAAATTCAAGTAGTGAATTAATGTATTCTAACTCTTGAGTCGAATTAACTACTTCTGACAGATTTAATTGTTCAGCAGCAGACAGTATTGCTGGAAGATCTATTGTTGCTTCGCTCTGCAAAACCTTTGCCGCACATTTATACAGAACTTGATTATTCTTGTGCGTAAAACTATTGACATCTATTATGTCACACACTTCTACGTAGGATTCCATTCCATACGCAAAGAGTCCAGCCAGAACTGCTCGTTCTGCTCCAACATCTGACAGCTTGTGTCCCATTAATTATTGCCCGCCACACTTATTGCATCGATGGTAATCACCATACACCATTCTTGGATCAATATTAAAAGACTTACCACAGACGTGGCATTCGACACGAGATTTTTTAGGTGGTTTTCTTTTTCTTGATACCGGTTCATAGTCAGGTGTATCATTCAAGTCATCATGATGTTCACTAAGATCATCAGTCCATGTATTTTTGCCAGCTACCACTTTTCTATTTTCCCTTTTGTGTTTGGTTCTGGTCACAGAAAAGTCGTCATTGACTTGTGCTGCGACCACGGAATCTCCATTACTTGGAGTGGAACTACTTTCTGTGTTAGAAAGTAACTGTTTTAGTAACGCATTCTTCTCGTCGTCGGTCATGTTGCTGATATTAAAATCATTAACACTCATTTTCGTTTACCTTTCTCTAATAAACATTCGGCCTTCTTTCTGATATTAAACTCTCTACCTTCGAGAGATCTAATTCTGGACTCTGCTATATGTTTAAACTGTATCAACTTTTGAGCTACATGGTTATCCTTTGTTATCATCGCTACTTTAATTTCTTTAGTAGTATAGAATTTCTCTACATCCATGAAATCTCTTGCTACAATTTTATTAATGAATTCTTCACAGAACGATATTACATTTTGTTGTTTAGCTCGTTCCCCAATTAAGTAATCGACATAGTTATACAAAAGGAACCCATAATTAAAGCAATCTTCTTGTGATAAATCTCTTAATTCTTGGCCTGAAAATGACTCGGCTTCTTTTAGTTCCTTATGAAAGTTTGATGTTCCTAAATTTTTATTATTGATATAGTCATCAATTCTCTGAAGGAACTCCTTTAATTTTTCCTCGATATTAGAATTGTTCAATTTGTTCTCTCCAAGTTTCTACATCATCACTATATTTCAAAACGATTAGTGAGATTTCATTTAACTCACACCAATCCTGCTTCAGGTTATCTCTCTTAAGAGATTCTTTGAATCCCGCCATAGACTTGTGGAAGAAGCCACAATACTCATAATGCTGCTTACCGTGAACCTCAACAGCAAGCTTAACGTGTGGAACGAAGAAGTCAAGAAACAATGTAGACTTT